AAATCCTCGTTGTTAATCTTAGTCGTTCCGTACGGTCGTGTCGGGTTAACGACCTTAGCGCCAGCGTTAAACTTGAAATGTTTACGCCACGGTGGTGCCATGTTGTTCAAGTGAGCGCCCGTACCAGCACCAACACCTATCGAGTCGTAACCAATCTGATTAGCACCCATCGATACGGCGTGACCTCGAACGCGTTTAGCCGATTCGAATAATTCATCTTCACCAGCTTTCCATTCGTCAAGATGGACACAAACCGAACCATCCATACCTGTTGTGGCGTTCTTGTCGTCACCAGAGTCCGCAACGTCATATCCGACCGTCTTACCGCCTCGCCAGAGACCAGCCAAGGGCGTAACGGTTTTATGTGCGTCAATGCTAGCCATAATCCACGAACGCTTGATTACAACGCTATCATCGTCTTCTAGGGGTATTCCGAGGTATACATGTGCTGCGTGGTCGTAATCTTCTTCAAATTCCGCCGCGATGTCGTCGAGTGCAGATTGCGTTAGAAATGGGTTTTTGTCGTAATTGATTTGCTGGATTAACGAACCCTTGGGTGGGTTTCGAATTAATCGCTTATACGAGTAATCGCTTACCAAACGCGGGTTGAACGAAAACCACATTTCAGCGTTAGGGTTACGCATAACCGTAGGTCGAACAATCGTGAACATGTTCTCAGTGAGATTATGAGCTTCTTCGAACCAAGCAACAGTTGCACCCTCGAATGATTTAACTTCGTCGACGTTACGAGCCAAACCGTAAAACCTGAACAGTGATCCGTTTGTCTTGTGTTCGATTGCGTCGGCGTAAACTTTGAAATTAGCGTCAAGCCCGAAATATGAAATCTTATCCTTGAGTAACGTATAAACCGAGTCGGCTATACGATTCTGGTACATACGCAAACACAAAAAACGTTCTTCGTGATGGTTCGCCCTGGCGATTGCCACACCTGCCATGTCGTGAGACTTTGACGACATACGTCCGCCGTGTAACGTTCGAAACCTGACAGGCGTACCGTCGGGTAATGTTCGAGTGCGCCAAAACTCGCGCAAATTCGGATTAAGCGTCGGGCCCATAAAAATCGTCCAGTGTGGTGCGGGTCGTTATTGTACCAGATAATTCGATCAACTGCTTGTCGAGTCCGAGCAATTTCGCTTTACCCATCGACGCACCGACCGCAGCGCTCGTTTGGGGCGTCTCGGCACCTAACGCAATTTGTCGCGCTTGTTCGAGTTCGCCTAGCAAATCGTCAACGGTCACACGGTGCCGCTTGGCGTGTTCGGCGCGTAATTCGTCAATCCTTGCCGCCACCTTGACGTTATCCATCAGCTCCTTGGCCTTGCGGTGAATCGATTCAGGTTTCATCTTCGAAGCGTTGTAAGCGCCTCGATACGCTTCGGAATTGTTGTTTAATTCCACAACGAGTCTACAAAACTTTTCCTGTTTTTGAGTTAATGCCATTTTAGTTCAGCCCATTTTGTAACATACCGTCAATAATGCCACAAATCGCCACAAATCGCCACACTGGGATCGATACCCCGAATAAAAACAAGTGAGGTAAATTTCAAGGTATCTTAACGACCTATAAAATCAATCACTTAACTACTTTACCTCTATACCTCTACTTTCTTTAACTATAAGAATTATAGATATGTATATAAAGGATTATATATAATATAATGTAAAATATAATAGCTATATACAATAATACTACAGTGAAATACGAAAAAAACGGGGTTGACCCGACATCATCGACATTTTTAAATACATTCAATAACTTAGAGTGCCCCTTAGCGCTCACCTCACTAATGTGAGTTTCGGGGTATGCGTCATAATGGACAATATAATAAATTCGGTATATAATGCCGACGTCATAATCGACAAAATAACAAAATTGGAATATAACAACATGACCAAAGTATTTAAAACGTCGGACGGCAATTTTATCCCGCATCCAGACTCAAGACACGAATCTTTACGTATTCGTCACCGACTTTATATCGATTATTGTAAGTGTGGGATATGCGGAAGTAGCTCGACACGGTTCGCAAAAAGCGATAATTGCATCATGTGCCAGCGTTATAAAATAGAACTGGTACGACATTTTAGCACTACTAAAAGTGACCAATGGCCGTCAAACGTACCAACCACATTAAACAACCCTTACATAATGAAAGAGGTTAATAGTGTGCTCAAAATGATGTTAGAAACGCCTAACGCGGTGTTACATTACGAACCGTGTCGAGAGTATGGACACGTGAGAATATCGAACGGTAATGATCAGTGTATGCAATGCACTAATCGACTCAAACCACGTGAGCAAGCTATAGTTGACAGCGAACCGACATACGTGTCGACATCACCATGTACGCAATGCAACAACATCACACTACGTAAAACCGACAATAAAGAATGTCTAGTGTGTGAACACGTACCGAGCGTTCCAGGTAACAAAGCGCCCACGTCCGCCACTAAGTTAACACCCGACACTATAATGATGCGCGACGCACCCGACACGATAGTAAGTCGCGAGGACGCCGAGATTTACGGCTTCAAAGTGTACCGAACGGGGCAACCATGCCGCCGTGGTCATACTGGCTGGCGCTACGTCTCAACCGGTAATTGTATCGATTGTTTAAAAGGTGATAAGTGATGTGGCAATGGTTGTGCGGCTTGTTTGGTAAGGTCGAAAAGGTTGATAAAATGCCGAACATAACCGACCCGTATCGAGTAAATCGCATAATTAGAAGTAAATATCTCACTGGTGATTATGTATTAGTTCACCCAGTGTTACATCATTACGCTTTTGAGATAGACGGTCGTCGTCACGTGTTCGGTATCCTTGAGGTATTGAGTGCAATTAAAGCGTTAGATGAAGTGAATAAATAGACAACAAAAAGCCCGTCACGTGACGGGCTTTATTTAATAGTTTCATGTCATTTCGGAGTTTAGTCGGGATATTGTATTATCCACTGTGTCACCCCCTTAGATTTTAACAACTATCGTCACACGGAGAGCATCCGCAATGTTCGCATATGGTGCGCGAATAGCCGCAAATGTCATTACTATAACCGTCACTATCTACATCAGAGTCACAATGCTCACAAGTGCCGACTATTTCATCTTCTGTTCCAACAGGACCGCAACACATCACATTTTTCCCTTTATCCATTCTTGTAACCGAATCAACGTATCACGCGTATCGGTAGCGATACGCCCCTGCTCAACCGCAACGTCGCCCGCAGTGTCTGCGCCTTCGTAACGTGGCATCAGTACCGGCGCCACAAGTAACTCACTCGGCGGGTTCAACGCTTGCGACGGTTGGCATGGTATAGTTGAGTAGCTCGAGCAGCCCGCTATCATTAACACACTCGACAATGTGAGGCACCTCACGCACGACTGTACGATACTTATCGACATATTTAATCACCTCTTGAGTGCGCACTGTGGCGACTCGTTGTTGTTCAGCGCGTAACGCTTCATCACTTACACGCAACTTGACAGCTAACGTTTCAACACTGCGATACATCGCCACATCACGCGCCAGTGCGTCACGTTCAGCGCTTACCGTCGCAGTGTGTTGACCATATGCGAAAGCCCCCATAAGGAGGCCTCCAACGGCGACAAGCGCCGCTACGTAATTATAAGGGAATGGGATCATAAATATGGTCCGGTCAACGCCTGCCAAATGGCCGACACGTATTTAGCCTGGTGAATCGCATCAGCTAATGCGTCGTGCTTAACACCTTCAAACGGAAAATCACGCTTCGGGTCGATACCGATCACTTTACCGATTTCAACCATTGTACGCACGTCGCGGTCGTCCCAGAACTTCCAAGGTGCTGCATCGCCGCACGACGGGTGTTCATATGCGTTACGAATGATCACATTGTCAAACGCGATACCATTGCCCCACACTTGACAGCCTGGTTTAACGAAGTCGGCAAACTCAGCTAGCACGGCGTAAATGTGACCAGCTTTACCGTTATTCTTAAATTTTGAACGCGCCTCGTCGCTTTGACCCATCCACCAAATAACAGTCGACGCATCGATTTGACCATTCGAAGCGATATTAACTTGTTCGTGGAACGTATCACCTATTTCACCCGTAGCAGGGTTAAAGTAACACGCACCAATCGACATAATCGCCGCACTCGTAGAGACGCCCATCGTCTCAATGTCTAACATGATGTGATTCATTCGGCACACTCCACACATAATTGAACACCCTTGACAGCTTCACGACGTCCTTGTGGGATTAAGCAGCCACATTCGACACACTCGTGAGCACTCACACCAACGTAACGAACGCGATTCGCTATTGTCGCGTTATGTAACATTTCTTCACGTTCTAACGTACTATCTATAAAATCAGCCATGCTATACATAACCCTAAAATTGTAAATATGATTAAAGGTGACAACCATTCGGGTTCATCACAATGATTAATATTATCGCGAACACGTAACACAATATCACAACCGTGTGGAGCTTGTTCTGTCATCAACACGAATTTTAAACGGTCAGTTCGGTTCGCTTCGTTGTACCACAACTGTTCAGCTGTCTCAGCGTCACAACACAACGATACTATACCGTCGGACGGTCTGATAGTGCGCATAACTCGCACGGGGTCATTCATTACTGGTCGCATTATTTATTACCTCTCAATTTATGCGTTGAGCGCACTTTCCACAACGAGCGTTCACGTTGCAAACGTGTCGATAGTGATACTGTGTCGGTCGAACACTTCGGACGGTCAACGTCCCCAACGTCCCAAGCTAACCCACACTTGCCGCATTGCATCTGGTCGCATTGTCTAATCGCTTTACATGTCATAGCTAATCACCTTGTAAAACAGCGCCCCGACGTGGAGCGCTTTATCTGTTACTTAGATTAACCGTTGTTGACGGTGTTGTCAACCATTATCGACGCGGCTAATAAATCACCTTGCGCGGCTGCGTATTGTTTAGCGATTTCAGCACCGTGAGTCAGATTAGCGTGAATGTGACCCGCACGAATATATAGACGTGGTTTACCGCTTTCGATAGCGATCACATTATTTACACGGCCATCTTTTAAACCTGGGTGATAATCGTAACCTAACGAACGCATCAACTCGCGACGCTTCGAGCGTGGCACCATGCCCGACTTACGCAACGTGTCGATAAGTGCGTCGAGTTTGAACGACGACACCCAACCACCAGCAAACCCAGTACGACCTTCGTCAATCGCTTCGATAATTTCCTGTTCGACGCTACCCATACCAAGCGCGGCGGCTTCGGCTGTACTGCTAGTGGTCGGTGCTGTCTGACAACTCATGGTCGGGTTAAACTCAACAGGTATCGCATAATTCGTTAAGAAGTTGGCCACCTTGGCGTAACCCGCGTCATTATCTAACCAATCGTATAAATTCGAGAAGTACGAGCCGGTCATACCGTCACGAACGAGGTCACATTTTTCTTGTTGTGCTGAGTAAAACACACAGTAGCGGCGGTCTTTCGTTGCGTCTTTGATACCGTCTTTATGATTCGAGTTAAACATGAAGTTACAGCAAATATTGTGCATCGCTTGGTCGGTGTTCATCGCACGACGGGCCAAACGCTTGTTTGTGATCATCGGCTTGAGCGTTTCTATCATTTCCATTTTGTTAGACGGGACGTAAATATCTTCAACACCGATAAATAACGTATTAAACAACCAGGCGTTGAACTTCTCACTAATTTCTAAAGCTGGTGGCATGTGGGTATAACGGTCACCGATAGCGTAAGCAACGCAGCGAGTGAACAACGTTTTACCGTTACCAACAACACCTTGCAATAATGGTGCCCATTGAATTTTATAACCCTTGTATTGAATACAAGCAGCCATGTATGACAGTAGAATAGTTTGGTCGCGCTCGTCGGGTAACACCTTACGTAAATGAGTCGTAAACGGCGTAACGTCACCATCAACCATTGGTATGTTAATCGGTACGTATGTATTAACGTATCGCCACCCGTCGGACTCAACAATCGAACACGGCTTTAGGTCGGGGCGAAAAGTCATCGAATCGACTTTAGGATTATGTAAAATTTGCGACTCGGTGAACGCCTCCCACGCCTTTTTAGTTGTCTTTTCGCCCTCTTGATCCATGGTGAACGAATAACCGCCGTACATTGCGTTAAATTGGTCAGATTTGAGCATTGAACCGTTCGGTGTAAAAATTCGGTTAGTCTCGGCGATATACACACAGCCTTTGAATAATTTTATTTGTTCGTCGGCGCTTAGCATCTGATAACCGTCACGAAATACGGGTTCGATAATTTTACTCGTATCTTTCATATCAACTGGCGCACCAACGCTATACCACGTAGTTTGACGAGCGCACGCACCGGTGATAGTGCGTTCCATGTACGACTTGTGATAATCCCACTTACGACGAACAAGACCCGACATACGCATCAAGCGCTCAATGCGTTCGCAATCGTTACCCGTCCAAAACGCTAAGTGTTGAGCAAGTGCAGCGTCAGCGCTCGACTCGTCAAATTCTCGAACATCGTCAGGGTATGACGTAGATAACACCTCGACGTTACGCGTCCACAAGTCTTTAAAAGTGGCACGAGCCGAAGCGCCTCCGAATATTTGTTGTGCAGTTGGTGCGGCTGTTGACACTAAAGCGCGTTCGATTAGCTTTTCGTCGGTTTTAGGTGGGTAACTACCCTCGACATTGGTCGTCGTCCATTCGTGGGCGTTACGCTCACTTGACCCCGTGCCGATTGGATAATATTGAGATATAACCGAACCGAGCGACACAGTATGATCACATGAAGCGTCGCCGGTAATACCTGAACCAGTGAGCGCCACGAAACGACCCGACGTGTATAACTCAAGGTGTAACGGTATATTCTTACAACCATGTTCAGGTTCAGCGCCCGTGTAGGTCCCGATAATATGCAAACCTGTACCGGATTGTGACACCTCGACGGCCGCGCCACTGAACTGTGAACATAGTTGAGTCGCAAGCGTTGACCAGCTAGCACCGTCATAAGCGCCGTCGATATCGACGAAGAAAAACGGATCAGCTTCGGTAAATACGAAACCCACACCGAGGTCGCCACTAGCGGCAATCGTCACGGCTGTATCTGCGTCGACCCAGTTTGACGGGTCGTGCGCGTCGACAATTCTACCCGTAATGTCACAAGGGAATTTATCAAATTTACCCGGACGCCGCGACGACGCCACGGCTTTCCAAAGTACAAACTGCCTGAACGCTCGCATTGCTGCAAGCGCTTGGGGGAATTGTTTCATGCGTTAATCCTTGGTGTTGAGTGTTACACATTGGCCCGTGTTTGACATGTTAGTCTCCTTGTTTCATAAGTAGGTCGAGCGATTCGCGCTTTAACCATTCTGGTGCACCGTGTGCTTCTTTGTCGCCTTGGGCTAACCCTTGGGCGATGATTGGACGTAATTCACGATGAACGGCTGCACGCATCACAGCGCGACGCAATTGTGTCATGGTGTTGAATATGTGATTAACTTGACCAGTGGCCACGCCAGCAACTTGCGCAACGCCGTCACGGGTTAGCGCGTTATAGCCCTGTTCGTTAGCGATTGTTAACGCTGCAGCTAGGATTTGTTCGCGGCGAACTTCTGGTTTCATTCTGGTACGTTGGTCTGACATTGGTGTTACTCCGTTAAATTAATTATTTGGCTAGAACGTCAATATATAGTGTTATGTCGCGGTCGTCAATACGTCACGACTAACAACGATACGCAAATGCTCAACATTCCACATTTTAATCGAACCCGCTTCGATGTCGGGCGCACCGAGATACACGCTCGGATCACTATCGCACAACACCGACTCGCCGACGGGTAATACCGCTGCGTTGTGAAATATCGTTAAGTGGTGTGTCATAGTGAACCCTCTGTATTGACAAAACACGCATCACCGCCTAGGGCGATCACTAACTCCAAAAACCGCAATTGAGCTAGTTCGTGTTTATTACCCTTATATTTCCAATCGCCAGCTTTACATTCACGAGCCACAAATTGACCTATCGTTGAACCCACGTGGTCAGGCGTAACGAGTGTGGGTTTAATGCCTATGAGATCACTACACTTTATGACCTCGTTCATTTGTTTTGATTCATTACAAAGACCATATCGAACCATTCTCCCACTTTGGTCTTGATATGCGCCTGTATTACAACGCCACAAACGCGCCCCGACTCTGGACGCCTCCAATCGTACGTTATTGCTCACCGTCGCTTCGTTCTTACCGACCATAGCACCCGTCGGACACGTTACGGGCGATAAAAATAGTGCGGTTAACTCAGCAAGCGCCACGTGCGATACGCCGTGACGAATGGCCCATTGTGTTAGTTGTGGGTTCATAACGTGGCCTCACAATTATAAATAAAAGTGGCGATTGCGAA